GACGAGGTATTACTAGGAACGCCTGACCTAACTATAACTCAATCAAATTGGTTGAAAAGATTTATAGAAATTTGGGACAGAACAGAAAACAATAACAGAAAGGAAGAAACTAAATGAGTGATAAATGGATACAGTACCACGCAACAAGATTGAACTTAATTCAGTTTTTAAACTCTCATTTAAAATCGGTTGCTGAGGTAAATGTATATAACAACGGCTCATTAAAAGATGTTCCGCCAAATACAAGTGGCGACCATTCTTTAACCAATGAATTAATGGGTTATGATTTAATGCACGAACTATTAGAAAAACTAACAACGGAGGAAGACCATGCCTAAATATAAAGTAGTCATACACGAAGAATTTGTAGTAGAGGCCGAAGATGAAACAACTGCCATTTGGGACGCTTTAGAAGGCTTAGACTTAGGCTCTATTGCACCAGAGGTGGAGGAAATTAAATGACAGAAGACCAAGCAAGACAAGAGTTTGATAATTTACGGAGTGATGATGAACACTTTGATACTCAATGGGGTTACAACGACCATGAGGCACAAGAAAAATCATTTTATGAATGGTGTTCTTTATATGATGATTTACAACATATCAAACCAATGGAGGTAGCATGAACAATTACATAATAATAACTGATGAAAAAGGTAACAAAAAAACATTTTATACTTTTTATGAATTAATAAAATATATTGATAGTTTTAAGATGTCGTTTTTACCTGACAAATTCAGCTATTCAATTCACGAAGAATAAACAGAAAGGAAAGTAACATGAAAATATACGACATAACCATGAGTACGAGTACCGCTTATAAAATAGCCATAGGGGCAACGAGTGAAGAAGAGGCGTTGGACAAGGCAAACAGCCTATGCTTAGATGACATAGAAAAACAATGCTACGACAGTTGGCAAGTGGACGGATTTCCAATGGTAGTAGAAATAGAGGAGGAAAAAGAATGATCAATTGGATTAATAATAAAATAAAAAAAGTTAAACAAAAAGATATTGAAAGTAACGAACAAGTTATGGAACTAGCTGACTATATTTTTTTTGATTACATACAAGCACACCCCAAAGAAGAAAGTAGATTAGTATTTTGGAACAAAGAAGAAAATTGCGGAAATGATACTGAACAAGGTAGAGAGCTGTATGATTTTATCAGAAATTCTTTAGAAGATAAAAGTAAGGTGTTTCATAAAAACGAAGACAAGTATTTCTGCTTTGTAGAACAAGAGGTAGCATGACCATTATTGTTTTACCGACCTATCAAAAACATTGGATATACACTAAGCCCTATGGACACGACATTGTTATATGGTGTGATACAGGCAAAACGACCATTCAATGTAAATGGCAAGATGTAGAAAGAACTAAAGACGGACGAGTTAAACAAAAGGAGTTAATATGAACACAGGAAATCATTGCATAGGTAAGTTGTGTCCAGTATGTAGATATACAAAAGCAAGTATGGCTCATATGATGGCCACAACTGAATGGGCAAAGAATTTTTGGGCTAAAGTAAAACAACAGTTGAGAGATAAATACTATTTGAAATGATAGGTAAAAATTTCAATGTCATTATTATACGCTTAACTGCCATAATAAAATACTTGAGAGCAAAAAATGCAAAACTAAAAACTAGAAATGTATTTCTAGAAACCAAAATAAGGAGGATAAAGAATGATGGACGAAATGAGAATAAACCAAATCAAAGAACAGCTTGAGTTAATCTCAACTGCTATGCGAGGCGGTACAGAAGACAAAACTATGCACCAAACACAAGAAGAAATACGAATGGAGTTAATTGATTTGAATTTAACGATAGAAGACATATCGGTTACATTGAAAGAAATAGCTCGTAAGTGGAAATAATATTTGTTTATATTTGGCTGATTACGGGTTCAGTACACGAGATAAAAACCACTTTATCTTGCAAGGAGGCCGAACATAAATTAATGCAAACAACAGAGGAAAAAAACCTGTTGTATAAAGGAACGGCTGTGATATTGTACTTTTGTTCAAAAGAAAGGAGTGATTTTTTTAGTGATAAAAAAGCCTAGAGCCGTGATCCGTGTGTCGTCACAGCAGAACATAAGCAACAAGACCCGCAACAAAATGTTCATGGACGAGTGCTACGAAATAGCCTTTGGGCATGGTGCATTTACTAAAAAATACACACACAGGCAAGTAGTTGCACGGCTAAAGGAACACGCCCAAACGGCCTTAAAACTACAAACCATACAAAACATTTTAACAGCAAGGAGGAACAATGATAATGAAGATAATAGACAATTTTCTGCACTATATGAATTCTAGGTGGTATGAGGTGGATTATTACGGCCACAAACCCACTTTAAAACAGCGTTTTAAGACATTCTGGGTGCTCAAATTTGAACGATCTTGGAATGAACGATACAAAGAGTGGAAGAACATGAAACCGTGATAATAACAGTAAGGCCAGAGATAAGGTGGAACCGTAATGGTAAATATTCAAAAGAATTTACAGTTTACAAAGTTAATATAGATGGAATATCCATACCAAATAAGGATAAAGACGCATATTATACAGAAGATGAACAAAAAGCCATAGAGCAAGCATTTAACAACTATAAGGAACTGAGAAATGAATAAATTTACTATGGAAGATGTAGAAGTGTGTATGAGTTTGAGTAAAGACGCTAATAGGGAACGATTAATTAAGCTGTATGCTTATTTAAATTTCCATATTAGCAAAGGGTGGAAGAAGAAAAAAGTAATTGCTTTATTTGAACATATTATGGAAAACTTTTACACTTTTAAATTCAGTAAGTTAGATACCACTAGACATTAATTTCTTGCTTTATCTTTCAGAATGAATAATATTAAGGTCTTTGTAATTGGGGGGTTTTTTGTTATGTTTTACCTTTTGATTACACTGCTCAGCATAAGTAGCTGACCATGCGCATAGGGGGTATTAGAATTTGGAACTCTTCTACCCCCTAGTATACTCTAAAATCTAGTCTTCGTCTTCATCCTTGTCGTCATATTCGTTATCTACAGCGTAATCTTCCTCGCCATTACAAACGCATTTTTCTCTAATTAGATCGATATCTTCCATAATTCTATCTAGAATATCTTCCACTGTTTCATTTTTTATTTTTTTTTTGGCCATAAAGTTATCTCCTCCAAAGCAAATTATGGGGTATGGGCGGGTCTAGGTCAACAGATGGCGGAAATAAATACGGAAGTAATAACATAAGTAGTTGCCTCCACTACCTTTTTTCTTAAATCTTCCATTCGTATTTTGTGGTAACGCTTAGATTCAAAATCTTTAGTATTCCTGTATTTATTGTATTGGGTATAATACTTAGCCCACGCAACTTGTTTATTGGTAAATTTAACATCTAAATTTCGCACAGCTTTAGTGTATCTCTCATTAACATGTTCAGGAGTAAAACCAGCCCAATAACAAACTTCTTCAAAGTCTTTAGATTTGGTTAAGATCCAATTATGAGCTTGAGATTTATAGATACTAGACTTACGATCGTTTTGATCTAAGGATGCATCTTCCAACGCATTACATAATACTCCACGCCAAAGTTTTTGTTCCGATTGAATGTGAGCTGTATTTAATAACACAGAGGCAAAGCTAGTGCCCATAAGTTTTAATAAGGTAGGAGAGTAAGTCACGATAATGTAATATTACGGTTGGGCTTGCCCTTTGTTTAGAAAAATTAGTATAATCTTCATGTACGTCACATATCAGTTTAGTTATTTCCTGTCCAGACCACTGCGAAGTATCTACCGATCTTTGTTTAGGTTCAATATCATAAGGCATGTTACCATTGTATATGTTATTTTGCATCTTTTCCACCCTTGACTACCTTTAATTTCAACACCTTTTTCTTCATTTTAATCTTTTTTTTAGAATTCTTAGACCAAATAGAGTAAATATCCTGTAAAATTTTTTGATCATGGTCATGATAACCAAAACGAGTTCCCATTAAACAACGGAACATAACCCCTGAAATAAAAGAGTACTCTTCCCTATCCAATACCCTTGACAACAAATCTAAACTCCTATGAAAATCGTTCAATGTTCTTTTTTCTTCTTCTGGATGCAGATTTCAATCAGTTCTATTCTTTTTGTTATGTAGTTTGTTTCATATCCTTGCTGTTGGATCTGGTTTTTACAATAATCTAATAAAATCGTTTGTGCTCGGCATAGCTTAATTAATTTATTTAAGGTTCTTTCTTCTACGGTAATAAAGTTTTTGACTTTCGCCATATGATCGATTTAACACCGTTTATAGCTAAGTCAAGACAATAACAACAATTTAAAAGCTTGATTTATAGGCATTTATTGCTTATAATACTTATATGAAGCAATATCATTTTATCGCACATTACGCTGGTAAAAAAATAAATTGTGCCGTAAACGCTAATGGTGACGATAATGCTAAGATTGCTTTCATAAACAGACTTAATAAAGGTGAGTACGAGATGAGTGAAAGCGCTAACACACCTCGGAAAATCTTTATTACATTTGAGGAGATCTAATGAATATAGATCAAAAGCTTTTAGCTGATAAGATCTCATTAGAATCAAGGTGGACTCAAGAATATTTAGAACATGGGTACACAGTTGGTTTGACGGAGATTGAACAAGAGATAAAAGAAATTAAAAATAAAATGATTTCTGACTGTCACAAAGAAGCTCAAAGACTTATGAGAAGTCCAGTAGAATTAGAAGAAGTTTCTACATAAAGGACTAAAAATTATTTTTTAAGTATAACTGATGTTTTCAGTATAGGAATTCTTTCGCTAAAATTATCTTTTTATAATTGTATTACTGGTATTGAATAAGTGTAGACATTTATCTGTGTATTTTTTCATTTTACCTTCAAAGCAAAAACCTAAATCATGTACGTTAGGGTGCATTTCCCAAATTTTTACATTAAACCTAGATAAAAAATGAACTTCTTCATCAGATTGTGCTTTATAAAATATAGAGGCATCTCCAAATTTTTTAATAACTTTAAATCTGTGATTTCCGTTGAGTAACGTTAAATTATTATCTACAACCATAGGACATAATAATCCCTTATTTTTAATATCTTCTCTTATGGTAGATTTAAAGTCTGCATGAACTCCGTGAATAATTTTTATATCGTCAAATTTAATTAATTGTAATCGTTCTTTGAACACACGGTATAGAGGCCAAATTACTGTACCCACATTTGCAACTTGATTTTTAACTAGCTTGTCCAAAGTTATCCCCTATAGAAACATCTACTACACTAGGAACTTTAAATTCCATGCAATTTTCCATGATGCTTTTTATTTCTTTAGCTTGATGTTCATCTGTAATATTAAAACATAATTCATCGTGAATTTGAAGAATAGGTAAGTGTCCTGCTTCTGCACAAGATACAATAGCTTGTTTAGTTTGATCTGCGGCTGATCCCTGTATTAAACGATTAAGTGCTTTGTAGGTATAAGCTCTCTTCATATTATCTTTACCGTATTTGGCTCTAATATTTTCTTCTGTGTCTGCTATATGTAAACCCCAATCTTTAGTTTCCCATTTGTCAAAACGACATTTTCTACCTTTTTTAGTTCTGATCACACCGTCATCATTTGCCTTTTTCATACAACGATCAGATAACATTTTAACAAAGGGTACTTTACGATTGTATTTAGAAATTAATACATCGGCATCCTCTTTAGATAAACCTAAACTAGAAGATAATTTATTTTTTCCCATTCCATACATTAAACCTAAACCAATAGTTTTGGCTTGAGTTCGTTCAATACCACAAAGATCTGCAACTGTTTGATGAAAATCCGCTGAAGCATTTTCATAAGCGGCAACTAATTCTTGAGAGCCTTCATAACCATCACCAATAGAAGCCGCATAGTGGACTACCATTCTTGGTTCTTGTTGTGAATAATCAAAAGAACCCCACTTACTTCCCTCTTCTGGTAAGAATAAACTTCTAATTTTTGGGCCAAATTCCTTATTTCTAGCGGGTAATTGTTGTAAATTAGGATTGGACATACTTAATCTTCCTGAAACAGTCCCACCATTGTCTGATCTTAATTGATTAATCTCTGCGTGCACTCTTCCTTTGTGTTCGTATTTTAATATGCCTTGCAAAAATGTATTATGAAACTTGTTAATTTCGCGGGCTTGTACAATTAATTTAGATATCCTATGCTTGGAGTTATGCAACCAGTTTTGAGTAAATGAAGGCTCTCCAGTTTTTTCAGTTCTTGGGTATTCGATTTTTAATTTATCGAAAGCTTCTCCTATCTGTCTTGCCGCCCAAATATCTATATCCTTGCCTATTAATTGTTTTATTTCTGACAATTTTACTTTCTCTTGATCACTAAATTCTTTTTTTAATTTCTCTGCTTTTTCTACATCTACTCTAACTCCTCGTTCTCTCATCTTAATTAAATTAGGGAGTAACTTACATTCTAATTCCCAAACTGTTTCTAAACTTTGAGTTTTAATTTCGTGTTTAAATCTTTGCCATAATAGGTACGTGAGCCGTGCATCTTGTTCCGCATAAAACCCTACATGTTCACTTGGTAATTTCCACATTTCAGATTTAGGGTCAACGCCATGATCTTTAGCGGCCTCATTCAAATCTGTTTCCGCTTTAATCTCTCCTAAATAATCACGTGCCACATTGTTTAAAGAATATGACCAACGATTTTCATCAATGATGGCTGCTGCAATCATGGTATCTACAATTTCTCCATTAATTTTAATACCCATGTTACGCAACCAACCTACATCGTACTGAGCATTATGAAATATTTTTGTAGCGGGTAATGCACAAACATCATTCATATATTTAATGACTTGTTCATATATCATATTCCCACCACCAAAATGATTGAAGGGGTAATACGCTTGCCAACCCTCTACGGCTACAGCAAAACCAATTACTTCTCCTTTCCCTGTTGCCCAACCCGCACCTAATTTATCGGAGATGGCATCATCTCTTGTTTCTAAGTCAATGGCTATTTCGTTGTATCCCGATAAATCTTTATACTCTGATGGAGTAGACCAGATACTTTTCTTAAACGTCATGGATAATTGTAAACCTGTCATATGATTCGTTTGTTATACACCTTGTAATTGTTTTTACAAGAAGAAATATCCAATTCAAATAACTCTATACTCATATTTTTTTGTTTCTTTGATCTTGCCGCACCTATTCTATCCCCTATTTTATTAACCCCCGACTTACTTCTACGTACTCTTAAATTCTTAACATCAACCAATCTGCATTTCCCTTTTTTATCTGTAACAATCAGATCAAATGGACACAAGGGGTCTAATGAAAAAGCAACATAAAAACCTCTTTCCATAAAGTAATTAGCTACATATAGTTCTGCTATTCTACCCTTTGCTGAATGGTTCATTATTTATTTATTTTTTGTATATTAGTTAGTTGCTCTATATCTTGATAAGGAACCATAGTTATTTTATCTTTACGACCTTCTCTTTGATAAATCATATAAATACCTTTACCTTTTTTATAATTATTTTCTTTTAGTTTAGTACTAACAAGATGTAATAATTCTTCTCTATCTACTAATAACCAACAAGAAAAACGTTCAAAAACAATAATATCTGCTTTTCCTTTGATCCAACCAATTTTTCCATGAACATTTGTTCCTTCTACCCAAGCAAAATCATCTTGGCAATCAGCATCTAAACGGTTTGTTTTTTTCATCCCCTTAACATCAAATTTTAATAGGGTACCATTTAATTCTCCCTCTAAGTCCCAATGCTCGAATATATCTTGTGTCTTGTTCGCCCAGTTTGGGTTTACTAAAAATTTAGAAAAACTTTTTTCTACAATTTTCCCTTGTTCTCTAAAGCTCTGCCAGCTCATTTTTTATTTAGTTTCCTCCAACTTAAATTAGATAAGTAACAACCAAGTCTACTTATTTGATTCCCATACCATTTCTGTATAGCCATTATCATCCTTATAAATTATGTATTGATTTTCACCATCCCAATAATACCCAACTATTTCTTTATTTTTCATTCTATTGTAATTCCATTATCTAAAACAATTTTTCCATCTGTCTCAATCCAAACTTTAGCCCCACACGGTAAAGGTTTGTTTGGAGAATAAATTAATTTAGATTTTCCAAAAATATCTACTTCGTTCGCGTAAGTATTTGATTTAGAAGTTTTAACTGTGATAACAGGTTCTTCTGTTCCATTTTTTTTATTGGATCGAATAACATGTTGGTTAATATGTATTTTTTTTTTCATTTCTCATCTCTTCTATTTCTAATTGACAGTAATGTATAATCTTTTTAAGATCTTCTACTCCATTTTTATCTTTATACCGCACCACGTATTTGATCACGTTTCCTTGAAAAAACGATAGATGGTTAGCTGTTATAAAGGTATAGGGTTGTATTTTATGTTTAGAATAATGGTCTCCACCTTCTTGTCGTAACGATGGAAACAACTGTTTAAACATGTTTGGATCGGTCATTGTATATTTTCTCCTGTTGGTAAGTTAAATAATGTTTCCCTATTGGGTAGTAATAACGATCAGTAGAGTAAAGAATATGTACACTATCTATAGCTCTAGTGACAGCCGTGTAGATAACTCTGTTCTCATCTATTCGTTCCTGTTTATTCTTCCTGTTATAGTCTGAGGCGTAATCACATCTATTAAATAATAATACATGATCTGCTTCGTCTCCTTTAACGGAATGAATGGTGTCTATAATAATCTTAGGGTCTTCCTCTAAAGTCTTCTGTCCGTAGCGTTTTAATAAACTAACAAAATATAATTTACGGCTAGGTATAAAATTTCTATTTAAAACATGCATCCATGTTTTAGTCTTCATATCATCAGGCATATCTAATCCACATTCTTGTGTTAAGTAGTCTAAAGTATATTTGGTGTACTCTGATTGATCTTTCCAAAACAAATCTTCTCTAAAGCTAGGGTTTTTAAGTTCTCTTATGTATTTAAAAACCATCTGTGCTTCTTTCTTATTAATAGCTTTACCTTTAGTTAACGCTGTCCATGCTCTAATAGCTAACCATTCATTAGCATTAAAAGATTTGTTTCCTTTATTATCTGAAAAATAAAAACCCTCTTTTTTAGCCAGCATACGTAGTTGGTTAACTACTCTGTTTACTCTAGCTAAAAAGAACCATGAGCCGTGATACTTGGAGAAATCAATTTCCATAAAGGACAGATAGCGTTTAACCGCTCCTGTTTTATTAGGATTAAACCTAAAATCTTTCTCAATACTATCGGTAATGTCTTTTCTAATCATTTGTGAAAAGTTATGAATATTAGAGCCAAAGCGATACGTTTGACGTAATACTACTTTCCTACCAGGAAAATAAGTGGTAAAATATTTAGGGTCTGCACCATTCCATTTATAAATAGCCTGATCATCATCCCCTGCTAGATATACTCTCTTTACATTTTCTACGATCTTATAGATGACTGACCATTGCAAGGGAGTAAAGTCTTGGGCTTCATCTAGTATTAATACTTCAATCGGTGGGAAGCTTACTTCATCAATAGCTCTCTCAATCATATCCGTAAAATCAATTAAAGGGTTGTTGTAGTTAGATCTTTTAAACGCTTCATAGGCAGTAATCTTTTTTTGAAATAGATCTATATTGTCTTTTTTATAAGACTCTTCTTTATATACGTCTATAGAAGGCCTCATCATGTTTCTTGATTTATCATAAATAGATAAAGACCAATCTTTATATACAAAACCCTCATCATCTAATCGTTTGTCAGTATGCTTGATAATGGTTTCTTCTAATGCAAAATCAATCATACATTCCTTAATATCAAAGATGTTTTCATTAAAGTAACGTCTGCAATATTTATGTAAGGTTTGAAATCTACTAAATTGTTGCTCAGAAAATTGTGGAAAGGCTCCTAGTGTTCTCTTTCTAGCGGTGTCTACTGCCTTGTTAGTAAAGGATATAAAAGCTATTTGTTCTGGGTCTACTCCTTTTTTTAAATACTTACGCACTACTTTCTCTACTAGCGTAGTGGTCTTTCCTGTTCCTGGAGGCCCATAAATCTTTACCGTTTTACGGTAAATCTTTTTAAGCTTGAGGGCTTCTAAATTTTCCCGTGTGGTATGCATCATCCATTTCAGATACGTTATCTTCCTTTGGTTTAACTTTAATTGATTGTTGGTTTACAAAATCTGGCATTTGTACTGACCAAACATTCTTAACACCTTCTACATAATCTACACGAATACATTCTAATAATTTAATTGCATCTAAAGAAGAATTAAACACTCTGCTTTTTTTATTCTTAAACCAATCATCCATGGTAGATCGTTTGAAGTAGCACATGTTTGTTTTAGAATCTAATATAACGTAACCATCTTTTAGTTTATTAAAGTCATCTACTTCAATAGTGTCTTCAAAGAAATCTTTTAAACCTTTATAACGTGCGTCTTCTAATGTTTCTTCAAACTGCATGTTTTTATTTTCTTTTGCACGTACGGTTATTTCTTTTAATAATAATTCAAAAGGAGCTGGGCCTCTCTTTGGTTTGGATAAGGTCATCCAATAAATCCCATACTTTAAAAACTTAACTCTCCAACACTTTTCATCCTTCATATCTTCTGGAGTAACTACAATATGGTTTCCATCATAATCAAATTCATAGTACATCGTCTTTAAATCTTTAACGTAAGTAATGTTAATAAATTTATCTATAACAGAAGGTGTTTCTGGTTGAACCCCTAACGTCCTCATTTTACATAATTCTTTATTACAGATGCTTTGTAGTTCCTGATGTTTAGGAGGACATTTATAAAAGTAACCTCCTTTTTTAATAGACTTTGCTAAGCTGGTGACTTCTTTATCATCTAAAGGTCTTGAAAATATTTCTGTATTTCTTTTTCTAGCTATAGTAATTAGATCTTCTACACTAATCGCTTCATTCTTTTTTGTTTCTAAAACAAGGACATTGAATAGTAAATTGTTTCTATGGTCTCCATGCCACTTCTCATTAATTAATTTCTGTACACAAGGTGGATACTGTGACCACTGTGTTTCGGGTTCATAAGAATTTTCTTTAAAGTTTTTTAATGCTTCAATGGTCGTTATCTTCTCTTGTGCTAACTGTATAAAACTTGCACATAACATTCCTCTTCCATCTTCATTAAATGCGTATTCAGCTGCTGCATTAGCATTACTATAAGGCATACCTACTGCCTTATTCATGGGAAATACTTCATTTGACATAAAGTATTTGTCATTCCATTTATCTAATACAGATCTAATTTCTTTTACGTTTGTCCAATCTTTTAAAAATAAAAATAAATGTAGTCCTCCAGATTTAGATAATACTGGAATTAAGGGTAAGTTGGTTGTTTTAATTAAATCAATATATTTTTTAGTAGAGTATGCTGTGTAGTTTTTTGGATCTATATCAATGCAACCCCATTTAGCTACCTCTCCTTTTTCAGGAAGTATACCAATTTTATATTCCCCTTCTAAATGACCTTTCCACAGATCTTCCGTAACAGGTTCATGGAGCGTGGTATATTTTGCTTCTTTCTTACCACGCTCAGTGACCACCCCCGTAAGGGTGGCCTCAATGAACTTGGAATCATCTCCAGCAAATAGTTCAGCTAATTGCTTATGCATAAACTAAAATGGAACTGATTCGCTATTGCTTATTTGTTGTTTTGGTTCATCTTTACCAAAGTCAATCTTACCAAAGATATCACTCTTCATTGCTGATTCGTAAAATCCTTTGGTAGCTTCTAAGGTACTAACCATGTTAGGTTCGTTTAAAAATTTATCAAACTCAACAACCCAACCATACCAAAAATTCTGTGAATTAGATTCTTTGGTAGTCTTTAGTCTATAGGCTTGTGACCAAGCTGGTGGATTGAAAGAACCATTTTTACCTTTCAGTCTTCTACTTTGAATCATAGAATTCCAGGTTTTAGATTTTTTCTTTTGAGTTGATTTCATAGCAATCAAAGCGGTCTCTATAGGACTGTAGCTGTTGTCCAATAAATACACAAAATGATTACCTGTATCTTCCACATAATTACCATTAGGTAATCTGTCTTTACCATCATCGCCTCTTTTAGTTTGGGTCAAGATAGAAGTGTCTGTGTGTATACCTACTGGTCTACCTAGACTGTCTCCTTTATCTTTCCACTCATTAAAAGTGTTGATGTATAAACAAGGTGCAACAATAATTCCATCTTTACCTTTGTAAAGATTTCCTGTTACCTCATTATAGATGTCCCCTTGTTTTGCATCCTTTATGTATTTACCATCACTCTCGTCAAGTACTGGTGAATTAGCATAAAGAATTTTCAAGATAGGTAATCGTACGTCCCTTGCGGTAACAAACTCACTACCTTGTCCTGCTAGTTCTTCCAAATTGAATTGCGCTGGAAGAGGCGCTTCTTTTTTGACAGCTACTTCTTTGGGAGCAGCTTGTGTCATACTTTCTTTACTCATGTTGTCTCCTTATTGTTTCGTGGTTATTTTAGTCTTGTTTGCAATGTAAACACCGAATAAATCGGAAGGAACATTTTTCCCTTTTTGTATTTGCTCTTTTACAAAAGCTTTTAGGGTCATCGGTTCCACCTTTTCGGCTTGCTTAACATTATGACCTTTTAATTGTAATTCGTCAACCAATTGTTTTGCAATTGCATCTTCCGAACGGCCAAATGTTAATGTTACATTGTTCTTAATCAAGTCCCCGTGACCATTATCACGTAGCCAATTAAAGGCTTCGTCTATTCTGGATACTGGGATTTTAGCGGCATAGAAAGGCCTGACCTCCACGGAAGAACCATCTTCCAATTTGATCATGGCTAATCCGCATGATTGCATTAAGTTAGGGATTGTCTGTTCAGATAGAAATGTCTCTGCTTCTTTTTTCTTTTTTACTTGTTCTTCTAGCGTGGCTATTTCAGTCTGAAGATCCAATAACTCTTTGCAAGATTTGGCAATATCTTTTGATTTGCCCGTGTCAACCGTAATTAGGGCTGATTCTGCTTCTAAGTCCATAAGAACCTCCTTTTGATTCGTTTATAAATTAAGGGTTTGACTTTGTAAAGAAAATAATTTAATTATTTTTTAATTCAACTTAATTGAATAGAAACACGAAACATGAAACAAGAATTTAAATATAAGACTACGCCTTTTGAACACCAAAGAGAAGCTTTAAAAAAAGGTGCAACCTCTTTTAATTTCGCATATTTTATGGAGATGGGAACAGGTAAAACAAAAGTCGCTATTGATAATGCCTCTTATTTATTCTGCGAACAATTAATAGACACTGTAATAGTAGTGGCACCTAACTCTGTATACCGTAACTGGGAAAAAGAAATTGAGATGCACAGTTCGGTAGATTATAATATTACTTTACATAAAGTAGATAAAAAATTTAACTATCAATTAGATAAATTAAATTACTTTCTTATTAACGTTGAAGCATTGAGTCATAGTAGTGGAGTGCAAGCGTTATCTAAAATTATTGGACCTTTAGGAAATAAAGCAATGATGATTATTGATGAATCTACTACTATAAAAAATAGATCCGCCAAACGAACCAAGCATATTATTAAATTAGGGGGGTTAGTTAAGTACAAAAGAATTTTAACAGGTTCTCCTATTACTAAATCTCCTTTAGATTTATTTAGCCAATGTGCTTTTCTAAATACTTCCTTATTAGGCTTTGATTCGTTTTATACCTTTCAAGCTAGATACGCTGTGATGAAGCAAATTAATATGGGTGGTAGATCTGTTCTACTACCACAATACTTCACTAACTTAGACGAACTAGAAAGAAAAATAAAATCATTTTCTTTTAGAGTTAAGAAAGAAGATTGTTTAGACCTCCCAGCAAAAGTATACCAAAGAAGAATGGTGCAGTTACCAGAAGAACAAAGGAAAGTGTACGAACAATTAAAGAAGAATGCGTACAGTGTCCTAAAGGATAAAGAAGTAAGTTTTGCTAATAAGCTAACAGAAATACTTAGATTACATCAAGTAACCAACGGGTTTGTTAAATCAGATGATGGCTCTATTAGTACTTTTGATAAATGTCCTAAATTAAAAGAATTGTTTAACGTATTGGAAGAAGCCGAAGGTAAGTTTATAATATGGGCTAACTATGTACAGAACATAGAAACCATAATTAAAAAATTAGGAGAGGCTTATGGTAAAGAAAGTGTGGTCAGTATTTACGGTGCGATTACTACAGAGCATCGTCAAGAAGCAGTCAAACGTTTTCAAGACGATCCTAAATGTCGTTTCTTGGTTGGTAACCCTAGTACTGGGGGTTACGGTCTTACTCTTACTAGCGCCGCCTATGTTGTGTATTTTAGTAATTCTTACAATCTTGAGGTACGCCAACAATCTGAAGATAGAGCTCACCGAATTGGGCAGACTAGGAATGTTGTATATATTGATTTACTTGCGGAAAAAACTATAGACGAAATGATTGTAAGTGCTTTAAAAAGAAAAGTAAAAATAAGTTCAGAAACTTTAGGGGAAGAAATTAGAAGCTGGATATAAAAGAGCGGGACACGAAATCCCACTCGCCTTCATTGTAAGGTATCATTATTTAGGATTTGGATTGCTTGGTCTAGGTCTTTCTTTATATTTAAACACCTAGTTTAGATTTATCTTCTAGGCAAGTAGAATATATACCAGTGACAGTGATACGGTTTTGTATTGCTATATTTTCCATTTCTTTTCTTTTTTTAATAGAAGCATCATTACATTTTTGTTCAGTTGAATAATACACGGGTGGGTTTTCTACCATAGGTATGCACATTTCTTGTCCAATTGGGTTAATATGACATAACATAACTATCATAATAAAAGTTCCCATTTTATTTTAAAATTTATCCATACTATTCATATTTTTTTAGTTAGAGCTTGTATGTGACCCAATGTTTTTCCTTTATTAGATCCAGCCTTAATAGTGTATCCAGACCCATTAGCATTGATGTCCACTTCTTTTCTATTGTTAAATAATATTTTATCTACTTGGCTTTTAGAAGGTTTTAAATAAGCTCCACCAATATCTTGTAGACCTGTTTCTCTATTTAAAAATTTATATTCTATTTTAGTAACATCAAAATCTTTTGTAATTTTTTTACAGATCACTTCAGGATCAAACTCTCCACAAGAGTATACATCAAACTGCATTAGTGCTGGAGACGGTTCATCCCAAACATGCATTACAATGTGAGACGTTTCAATAATAGCTGCTCCTGTAATTCCACGATTACCTGGAACGTTATGATAGATTACATAAGGACCCATTAACACTTTCATGTTAATAGATGTAATAAAATCGTTTAACCATTCTGTTAGATATGCTTCGTCCATAGGAGGACGGATAGCTTCCGCTCTTACAATCAAATGCTTATGCACTAATAAACCTTCCTTCATTAAGGAAGTTTATAATACTTTTCGACTCTTGAAAACCACCTATCCTCATATTCTTTAAGAATATTTTCATCCAGTTCAAAAGACTGAAACTCTATGTCCTTAGTACAGATGGCTATGAGGCCTCTCGTGATCGGCCCATATACTTTTTTATGAGCAAGGGCATAAGCTGCTATCTGGTAGTGGTAGTCTTCTACATACTCTCTCTTCTTAAAACGATTAGACTGTTTAAAATCTATAATAGTAGGCTCTCCTTTGTATAGAGCCACGAGATCCGTGGATCCTGCCCATTGACCCTCATAAGCTAGGTTCACTTCACTTCCGTATACAATCTTTAACTCTGGTAAATTCTGTATGATGGTATGTGCCATTAAACGAGCCTGAGCCCCTTCTTTTGATAGATTCAAGTACCCGCGACCATTGATATAGTTTTCTAAAACAAAGTGCATCTCCGTGCCTCTATTGGAGGCCTGAGTGGTAATGGCTTGAGCTTCTTGGTAGCCTACTCGTTCTCTCCAAGCATCTAGGGTCTTTGTCTTCTCTGCTGATTGAGTGGCTGATAATATGGTGGTTACGGAGGGGACTTTCTTTTCTCCTACCGCATAGGTCCGTGGGCCGTGAGTGTCGTCCCGTTCATAAGGGACATAAGAATATTTATGATCCCATCTAAAGTCTGTGATGGTGAAGCTGCTATCATTTCTAATTATTTTCATCTGATAAGGGTTTATTTACCAGAATTTTTATTTAATTGCTACTTTTTAAATTTTTTAATTTATTAGTCATTCCTGGAAGATTGGTTATTCTATCTTCTACTTTTTTATTTTCAGCATAATAACCAGTATCTTTAATTTTAGCTTGTAAATCTTTATTTAAATTTTTTATTAAATTTAAAGTTTCTTCAGAAGCTTTATTCTCTTCTAATTGTTTTTCTAAATATTTTAAAGTTATTTCCATTTGTGCTCTAGGTGGAGTTAGATAAAACGAATCACTTTGTTGAAGCGCCATATAATCTTCATTAAATCCAACTGGTGGTTTTATTTTAACATCATTTTTTAAATCATCAAAAGCTTTTACAATTTCTGGATTATTTAATATTCCATTTTTTTTAAAATCAACTGGATTAAAAGGAAAAAAATCTACTGCACTTGTATCCATACTATCAAAAGGTTCTGAAGGATTAGTACTTACTTCTGTTAAACTTCCAGCTGATTTACTAGTATTTTC